AACTTTAAAACAAAGTAATACTGAACGTTTGTCACGTAATATCATTAATCAGTATCAATACAAGAATTAAACATACGACAATTTCACATTAACGTTACCCTAGTGTGATCTTACCTCTTGGTAACTTATTCCTCGTTTGAATTAAAACGAACGCGACATCGTGATTGTTAACACGATCTGGGCCGCCAGTAAAGTGCAAGGATTCGACACCCATGCATGCGGGCATCTTTTAGCAACGAAGATTAGAGCTTTATCATTTTGATATCGTAGTTACTTTGGGTTGAACCCAGAGCGGTTATATTCATAGATTTACTTTTGTTATGGTCTGTTGATAGGGAGTAGTTAACCCGACTCAATGGTGCACATAGGGGATTTGTGGCCCCAACCATACATTATGTAGATACTAGTTTTAGCCGTAGAAATGTTTAGATACAATTGGGCACTTCATTGAGTCTTCAATTTAAGTTTATTCATGGAAAATACAATCTAACTTCACGCGAAGAACATATAAATGGCAGTTGTTATTTACCAGACCGCTCCAAGCGTAGCCAACGCAGCTTCACACAATACTCCAAGCGTAGTTTACGCAGCGATTAAAGTAGTTAGAAGAAAGAAGAAGAATGGAGGCATAGAGTTCTCTAATTTGAGACTCAGACAACAGGTGGAAAGTTTTAGACACCTGGTTGTTGAACCCCCCCCCCGACCTCGTCGAAAGGTCGTGATACCCGTCAAGAAAGGTCCCTATTATGACGGTTATTTCTTCAAATACCCTCCCCTTACAGCAGTAGGAATCTCAGATCCCACTCCGATTAAGACCGGGGTAGTTAGGGCGATAAGTAGAAAACAACGCAAAGTTAGGTCCATTATTCCAGACACGTCAGAACTTCATTCTTACGTTACAGAACAAATTTCCCTAGCAGAGTATATGCCAGAATATGTTCCACCTACTCTTAGAGAAGAGTATGTTGTAGATCAATTCGCAGAGAAGATATTTAATAGGATACTTGATGTTATTGAACGTAATCCAACAGTGGAGAACGTAGAATCTCTTATTGACATTATATCATCAGACGAAATTCATCGTCTTATTTATTCAGTTAAACCTTCATTTAAATATCAACTTAGTCATTATATTTCATTTGTCTCTCAGACAGCTCGTGTTCAAGATATTTTAGAAATTTTCAAAACATTTAACATATTGACACAACAAGCAATAGATACACCAAATAAAATTAGAAATAACATTAGAAGTAAGAATTCAAAAACTCTTATGACATTAATCAAATATGCGACCACTACCCACAACTATAGACCTTCAGTGGTTAGTGAGCAAATTTTTGAGAATACTTTTAATTTACCAGGTAATATCAATTCCGCATGTAGTAAAATTTCATCAATGTCAGAAAATATCAGTCAAACTTCAACTTCTATTAATAATTGTACAAATGAGTTTAGAGAGCAACTAGATAGAATAATAGACGCAATGTCATCTTCAACAGCAAAAATTTCACAAGTCAAGACATTCTTTGATTCAGTTAAAGAAAATATTATTAACAACATGCTTAGTATTCCAGTAGTAATGTATAGAATTATTTCAGCTAATAATATTTGGTCTTGTTTAGGAGACCTGTCAATTTTACTTTCTCTATTAGGTATTTCAAAACATATTATAGAATTTATAAAGGATAAATACAAGAAGTACACATCAGTAGCAGAAGTTAGAGAGCAAAGTGCAACATTTAAGTTAATTTCAGTTATCACTATTATGTTACAAAAGTATATTCCAGCAGTAGGTGGTTCTTTTAAAATATTTGAAATCATGAGAGAAGCAAAAGCATTTACAGAACTTAGAGAGTATTTAGAAGCAGTACTTGATGAGTGGGGTATTTATACTTCACCTAAACTTTTGGAAATCAAATTAGTTAGGGAAAAGGTAGCTTACTTATATAGTGAATATATTGAGATGGAAGCTCTTTTCCATTCTAAACCAACTAGATATTTAGCAACTAAAATCAATAACAGATTTGAAGATAGACTTATGAGAATGAGAAATGTAGAAGCAAAATTTGTTAGAGGTGGTGTGTTAGATTATGCAGGTTCAACATTTATTCAAGAAGTTAAATTATTAGGATCAAAA